CCGAGCCGGACCTCCCGCAGGACGTGATCGCCGAAGCGTTCCAGCAGTTTATCCAGAAGCAGCAGCAGGCGGGTGTCGAGCTTCAGCCGACCGAGGATGACCTGCGCAAGGTGGTGTACACCGCAGCCAAGGATCGGGCCGACCGTCTGTCGAGGAAGATCGACGACTATCTACAAGAACTGGGCGGCGACCAGACCTACGACTACATCGCCATCAACAGGCAGGTGGTCATGTCTGGGGTGCTGTACGGCATGGGCGTGGCCCTTGGACCGTATGCACGACAGGTCACACGCAAGCGGTGGGCGATCGACGAGATGGGGCAGCCCGTCCGCGAGGAATACTCCCAGATCAGACCCCAGTTCGAGGTGGTCTCGGTGTGGGACTTCTACCCGGACATGGCAGCCAAGAGCCTGCGATCGGACAACGGCTACTTCGTGCGGCGCATCATGACCCGCCAGCAGGTCAAGCAGTTGGGCGGGCGCAAGGGGTTCTACAAGGCATCGCTGGAGAAGTACCTCAAGAACGAAGGCAGGGACGGCAACTACGTCGAGCGGACGGTCGATAACGACCTGAAGTCGATGGGCCTGAAGCAGAACACCGACACCAACAAGACCGCCACAGGTCGGTACGAGGTACTGACGTGGTATGGCCCTGTGCTGGTGAGCGACCTGAAGAAGGTCAAGGCGTTCGGGCTGGATACCGTCAAGGACTTGACGGATGACGATGAGGTGCAGGGCGAAATCTGGCTGACCGGCGACCGGATCGTCGGCGCGATGGTCTCCCCGTGGCGCCAGATGGGTGTGGACGTGCGCACGTGCCACACGTTCGTGTTCGATGAGGACGATACCAGCCCGGTGGGCAATGGCCTGCCGTACATCATGCGCGACAGCCAGATGTCGGTGTGCGCGTCGGCGCGGATGCTGCTGGACAACGCAGGCGTGGTCTGTGGTCCGCAGACAGAACTCAACCTCGACCTGTTACGGCCCGATCAAGACCTGACCAACATCCAGGCGTACAAGACCTGGTACCGCGAAGGGGGTGGCGCCGAGGCCAACGTGCCGGCGGTACGCAACATCAACATTGACAGCCACCTGTCTGAACTGCTGAAGGTCATCGAGTTGTTCATGAACTTCGCCGATGCGGAGACCTTCGTTGGTCCTGCGACGGGTGGCGACATGAGCAAGGGTCCGAGCGAGCCGTTCCGCACTGCGGCAGGTGCGTCCATTCTGCGAGGGGATGCAGCGCTGCCGTTCAAGGACATCGTGCGTAGCTTCGACAGCTTCACCCAGTCGGTCGTCTATGCGCTGGTGGCGTTCAGTCGGACGCTCGACCCTGATCCCGGTGTTGACGGTGACTTCAACGTCGTGGCGCGTGGCGCGACCAGCTTGATCTCCAAGGAGATTCGCGGCGTACAGATCGACCAGTTGGCGCAGACCCTGCGGCCTGAAGAAGCCGAGCATGTTGACCCACGCAAGTTGGCACGGGCACGGTTCGAGGTGCGTGACCTTGGGGACATGCTGTTGCCCGAGTCGGAAGTCGAGTTGCGGCAGCAGGCACAGCAGCAAGCACAGGCGAGGGCGCAGCAGCAACAGGAGGAGATGTTGCAAGCGACGATCCGTGATACGCTCGCCAATGCATTCAAGAACATTGCACAGGGACAGAAGAACATCGCAACCACCGAGAAGACTCGTGTGGATGCTGTGACGGCAACATTGGGCGCACTTGGAGGTGACAATGGCGGCGAAGGAGACCGAGCAGGCTCTGGCAACAGTGCGGGCATACAAGCACTCCTCGGAGATGCAGGCGGTGCTGACGTGGCTGGCCCTGCTGGAGAAGGACGCCTTGGAGAACCTGGTCAAATGCTCCAAGGAGCAGCATGATCCCTATGCGGCCGAAGTGATTACGCTGCGGTACCTGTCCCATGCGATCACACAGCCCAGTTTTGAAGAAACCCAAGCCAAGTACAAAGGTGCGCGATGAGCGACGAGCAGCTTGACCTTTTCGATGATGCCTTCGACAAACTCGTCATCGGTGACGAATCCCCGCTCGACAAGAAGGTTGACGAGAAACCCGCCGACCCGGTGGTCGAGGAAAAGCCCGCTGAAGTTCCGGCTGATGAGCCCCCGGAGGAACAGCCCGCGCCCATCGAGCAGGCGCCAGAAAAGCCGGCACCCGTCACGAGTGACGACGATGTGCTTGCGCGTCTGGCGAATCTGGTCAAGAAAACCGACACCCAGCAGGCGCCGGCCAAGGAACCGAAGCCCGAACCGGAGGTAAACCCGTTCTCCGAGGATGAGCAGGCGTTCCTCAAGACCTACGAGAATGACTGGGGGGATGTGTCGCGTGCCGAGGAGATCAAGCGGCGTGTCGAGTATCAGGGTCTGACCCGGTACATCTTCGCTCAGGTGGCGCCGGAATTGGAGCGGCTGGAGCGGTTGGTCCAGCAGCTTGTGTCACAGGCGCGCGTTGGCGGCATCAAGAGTGCAGTCAGCGACTACGACGCACTGATGCCCAAGGTCGAGACATGGGTTGGGACGCAACCGGCCTACTTGCAATCGGCCTACAAACACGTTATACAGCACGGGAGTGCAGAGGATGTGGCGGACCTGGTGGGTCGCTACAAGAAGGAGACGGGTGGTCCGGCTCCAACCTCTACCAGGAAAACGGTAGCTGAGCTGCCTACGCCCGCCAAGCAAGCGGTTGAGGCGTTGGCCCCAGTCAGTTCCGAACGGTCTGCCCCTGCGGCGCATGAGCCTGACGCGAATGATTTTGATTCGGCGTTCGAGCGCGCGGTGGCAGCATTGAAGTAACTGACATGAGGGTTTCATCATGGCTGACGTGACGAATTACGGCGATATTTCCCCGGCGGTGGCTGCGTGGTCGCAGGTGCAGATGCTCAAGCGAGCGACTCCGTATCTGCAAATCGAGCGGTTCGGGCAGACCTACACGCTGCCGACCAACAGCACCAATGTGGCCAAGTTCCGCCGCTACTTCCTGTCCGGCGCGACCGGATCGGCGGGCGACGGCAACCCGGCGAACGCGAGCTATATCCCGCTGGCCACGACCCCGCTGGTCGAAGGCGTGACCCCGGCCGGCCGCAAGATGGCCAACCAGGACTACACGGTCACGTTGCAGCAGTATGGCGATTACGTCACCATCACGGATGTGATCCAGGATACCCACACCGACAACGTGCTTCAGGCCGCGACCGAGGCGTTGGGTGAGTCGGCGGCGGTCACGGTGGAGACCCTGCGGTTCAACACCCTGAAGGCAGGCACCAATGTGTTCCGTGCCGGCAATGTCGCTGGTCGCGCAAACATCATCACGGCCCCTGCCGTGGCCGATCTGCGGCGTGTCTCGACGGCGCTTAACCGCCAGAACGCCCGCAAGATCAGTTCGGTGGTCGCGTCGAGCCCGGACTTCAACACCAAGTCGGTGGAGGCGTCCTACTTCGCGGTGTGTCACCCGGACCTCGAAACGGACTTGCGCAGCCTGTCGGGCTTCAAGGTAGTGGCGGACTACGGCCCGCACACCAGCCCGTTCGAGGGTGAGATCGGCTCGTTCGAGCAGATTCGGTTCCTGACCAGCACGGTCTGCCTTCCGTATCTGAACAGCGGTGCGGCCGTCAGCACCAGCGGTCTGCGGGCTACCGGTACCAACGTGGACGTGTACCCGATCCTGATCTTCGGCCGTGATGCCTTCGGTATCGTCCCGCTGAAGGGCAAGTCGTCCCTGACGCCGATGGTGGTCAGCCCGAAGCCGTCGGCTGGCGATCCGATCGCGCAGCGCGGCACGGTCGGCATCAAGTTCTGGACCGGCACGGTCATCCTCCAGCAGGCATTCATGGCGGTGCTAGAGGTTGGCGCCACGGCCTGATCTGGCTAAGGGGGAGGGCGAACCTCCCCCTTCCCACTGACACAACGAGGATTTCATCATGGCTCTGACGACCAACACCCGCACCCAGTCCGGCGGAATTGCCAACTACGCCACCGGCTATGTCGTGACCGATTCGGGTACGGCGGTGGATACCACCTTCACTGTGGGCTTCGTCCCGCGCAAGGTGCACTTCATGAACCTGACCGACCGCATCACCGACGAGTGGTACGTCGGCATGGCGGCCTTCAGCTCGCTGCACACCGTCGCGGCGGGCACCGTGACCTTGGAGACCACCAACGGCATCTCGGTGGGCACGGACGGCACCTTCACCGTGAAGGC